CGCTTTCTCAGCATCGTCCATCAAGCCATGACGCTTACCAAGAGCAATAATTTGAGAAGCGTTACGTTGTGCGTTTTGGGCAGACTCGGCACGAACTGCATCAATATCAACTTCGGACATTTTGGTGTCCTCCTTAGCATAAGTTATTACAGGTTGAATTGCTGAAGTGTCGCTAGACCTACCCACGCCAACTGTCACATCAGCGGGAATTGATACTATGCTTGCTTCCATTGGAGTCCACGACTTAGCTATGTAAGTAGATTTCTCCCCTTCTTTTTTAGCTAGCACCATTTTATTGATGCGATAGCCAACGCTGATGTTGGCACGGATGCCATCCACCACATCATTGAACACTTCTGAGGCATGATCGTTCTTACTAAAACGAACCTTAGCGCGTAGTCTACGCGACTTCTCATCTAGCTCAACAGATTCTATTACGCCAATTTGCTTTAATGGATCGTGATCAAGCAAAAGTGGTGCGCGACCTGACCCAAGGAAAGACAGGTCAATGGCTGCTTTAGTATGTTCTAGTATTTCATCGCCAAAATATCTTTCCACTGGCTCTTCGCTTGATACCGCAATCATCACTGTGCGTGTATTTTCATCGATCATTTTGCCAGACAAGCCAACAGACCTGTGGTGTGTGCCAGCAAATGGCTCGTTTTCAACAGGCAGGTCGCGAGACAGGTCTTCTTCAGTCACAAGTGGCGTCTCTTCAGTCGCTGCTTCTTCGTGGATTTCCACATCACGCACCGCTTCGTCAATAATGGATTCTATCACTTCAATTACTTCACTCATTTGGGGTATCCCCTGCAATATCAGGAAGAATAGATGTCATATTAGCAGAAAAAGGCTCAAAAGCATACTTGAGTCCAAACTGCTCTGCTAATGCTTTGTCACGCTGCAACTCTGCCATCAATTCCTCAGCATCTTTACCGTACTGTACGGAAACGTCCTGAAGAGAGAATACGCCATTTTTAAGTCCAGTAATCGCCGCACTAATCTCTTTAACTGGATCGACCCAGCTCCACGCTCGGCCTCGGAAAGAGGATGCGTAATAAAACTTGTCAAACGTCTTTGATGGCAAGCTTAAATATCCCATCTCCATCGCAGACATCAGCCATGATTCATAAATAGGCATTACGCAGTGTTCAATCATAAATCCTTGAACTGTGCGGTACATATCACGCTCCTGAAGAGCGCCCTGCCGAATCGAGCTGTAGCTTGTAGACTCAAGATCGTTGCTTAATGCTGTATAACTAACGCCAAATCCTGACGCAATACCCTTTAGTACAGACTTATGGAAGCCGTGAAACTCATTGTTCGGGTATGTCGGATCAAATGAGCTAAACTCCATGCCTTTCGGAAGTTGCTGCATCAAACCAGGCTCTATTTCCATGATCGGAGTGTTGTTGTCATCCATGTCATCAGGCACATAACCATCACCGGCAGGCGAGGTGAAGAACCCCATCTTAGACGCGCCAATCCTAGCGTTAATCACAGCCGCCTCTCTGAACGCAGATAGCTGCTTCAGGGCAGGTAGAGCAGAAGTAATCCACGGGACGCCACGGGTCTGCCCAGAGCGCAATGGATCGTATACGTGGATTACGTTCTCTGCCAAAACTCTTGTGTACTTGGACGAGACCGTGATGCTAGTAAAGTCATTGTCGCCGGGGTGGTAATTCAAGAAGTAATAAGCAATAGGCTTTTTATATCTATCAACCTCAACGCCCATTCTTATTTCGTGACCATTTGGCAGCTTTTCAGACTTCTTCTCGTCTAATTGATCAGCCTCAAGAAGCTGCAATCCAAAAGAATGAACAAGTGACTTGCCTCTGTGCTTGATAATAAAGCACTCGCCATCACGGGCAACTGCCTCCATAGCTTGACGCTGCACATCCACGAAGCTGGATCGCCCGTCCAGAGTGCAATTGCCCTTCCTGCACCACTTGAACCAAGCCATTTCGATGTCTTGATTGCCCAACTGATCCAGTTTGCCTAGCGAATTAAGGGCTTTGACCTGAAGGCTCATGCCTTTGTCGCCAATTACGTTTGTTTTCATCAGGTCTAGATAGCACTTAACGTACTCGTTGTTTCTAGCCAGATCACGCGATCTTGACCGCATTCTCTTTAAAACATGGCTAATCTCGCTATCAGGAGACCTGTCTGATTCGCCAAAGTCTGAGAATAGTCTACTCGTGCTTGCCGCAGCGTAGGATCGCTTAAAATGCCTTGATGGGGTCTTTACGGGCTTCTTAGAGAAGAGATCAAAAATCCCCATTATGTAAACCTCACCTTGATAGTGGACGTTTTTACACCTATGCCAGCCACCGCTAACTCTTTCGCCACTTCGGACTTATACATATCTCTAACACTCATGAGTTCGGTAAAGCTCATTTTAGTCAGTGAGCGGCCTGCAACAGAATATGAAGAAACATCTGAGTCTGCCTTTCCCTGCAAGATAGATTCAATCTTACTAAACATTATTTGTGCGTGACTACGGGGATCCCCAGAGACATCTAGCGACTGCTTTACAACGAACTGGCCTCTTTTTACGACAACTCTCGCAGAGTCCGATGTTCTTATAACCTCTTGCTGCCACTGATAGGTTCCGTAAACCCATTTTGAGGAAATGTCAGATGAGACTTGGACTAAATAACCGTCAGAATTCTCTGTCGCAATTATTTCAATCTCACCACCACCATTATCGGCAGTTCTGGCAACATATCTAAGGGAGTATAGCGATACAGGATAATCAAGAGCCAATTCTTTTTGCCACCACTGGACAAAATCACCAGCAACTATGACAGAAGGCTCCGTAACAGGGGCATTAGCTGAATCAAATATATTAGCCATTAGCTAAAGCTACCTCCATGAATTAACAAAACCTTTGCCAGTTTTAGGTACAAAAGAGCCTTTTTTACGTTCTGGCGTAGATTTAAGCTCTTTTTGTTCCTGATTCCGTTCATATTGTACACGATTTGCCATTGCATTAACATCTACGTTAAGAATCGCATAAGCTGCCATTGAGTATACAAAACAGTCCAAAGACTCGTTTCTAGGTCTAATTTTGACGTATGTTCTCTTCGCAAATCCCCTTGTGTACTTCAATACCACCTTTTCAGCAGTTAGCATCTTGAAATACTCTTCATTCAGCGTGTCGCTAAAGTGAACATACCCAGCTCCAGGCTCCGTCACCTTTAACCTTGCCATCAGCAAGTCCTTTGCGTTATCAACTCCTACTGGGAACAGAGGGCATTTAACCGAGTTGTTGCTGCTAGGCTTAGTGACCATAGGTCTATCTCCACCAACCCCCTTAATCGCGAACACCCTTCTACCCCCATTAGCCTTACAGTACTTGTAGACCGTCTGAGTGTGAGAGCCGCCTGAGTCGATGCAGATTGACCTTAACCCTAGCTGTCTTCCATCATGCGTCTCAAACACACTGAACAGATGAGAGGAAAGAGCTTCCCATGTAGATGGGACAGATGGGTCTCCATAGATTGTTTTATAATCTACAACATATGTCTCATCATCACTTGCCCAGCCTGTAACCTGCATCTCTAAGCGGTCTTGCTGTACGTCTACTCCGCAAGTCAGCAGCATTACCTCTTCGGGAACTAAATCACCGAAGTCCTCGCGCCTTTCTGCCAACGCCATGTCATCGATAACCTCACCCTGATCCTCCCATGTCTCAGCTAAATACGTGTTAATCCATACACGAAGCTGCTCTGGGGCTTTTCTCACAGCAAGGAACTCTCTTACGCCATCTGCTAGTGGCGTCCAAGGGCTATACAGAGCATTTATCCAGAATCCAGCTATCCCCCTAAGCTTTTCCTCTGCCCTCCACTCTCCGCGCTTAATAGACCACCTTCTGTCGTTTTCAGACCACAGAACATGGCAGCTATCGCATTCATACATAGCAGAGTCAGGCTCATCATCAGTCCACTTGACGTTGCCCCACCTTAGCAACTGGGATTCTTCGCAGTGCTTGCAAGGCACCCAGAACTTTCTCTTGTCCGACTTTTCGTAAGACTCTTCAATCCGAGACGCACCTTTGTTCGTAGGGGTTGAAACCAGAACAATCTTGCGGTTCCAGAAGGTAGCAGTTCTTTTCCTAGCTAGCTGGATTGGATCACCCTCAGTGCCAGCAGAGGATGGGTATCTATCAACCTCATCGCACAAGATTACACGGATCGGTCTCGATGCAAGACCAGACGGGCTGTTTGCGCCTACCAAAGTTAATGCGCCGCCAGGGAAGACCTTGTGAAGAGTAGTGTTCCCAGAATCCCTTGATCTAGGGTCTTTAACCTTGCCCTGCAAACACGGCGTAGAC